TACTCCCATCCCCTACTAAATTTACGATTCTACCTCTCGCCCAGCCTCCTTTTCTTCCTTTTCCACTCGCTGCTAAGTTGAGTAGAGTAGACCCAGTATCTAGGAACTCTACTCTCTTTTTATTCTCCTTCTTTTTCTCAGTCTTATTTTTTCTTTGCATAGATTTTCCCCACATGAAAGTTTTCTTTCATAAATCTTTTTAACTTCTCAGGAAAGATAACCCATCTCCCACCTACCTTATGACCTAAGTCAAATTCTTCAACCCACTTAGTTAGGAATGTTATTCTGTTGGTTTTTATCTTTGCCTTTGTTAAGACTTCAATCGCTTCATTAGTTGTAAGCCATGTCTTGTTTTTGCTCATTAGTTATTTTCCTTTTCTAAAAGTGAGATAGGGAGGGTGGGGCTTGCACCCACAAACGCCTTTCAGCAGCTTTACTTTAAGATACGTCTATCTTATTAGCTTACCTCCCTGTCCTAGTTAATCTTCATCCTCGTCTTCATCTTCATCCTCGTCTTCATCTTCATCCTCGTCTTCATCTTCATCCTCGTCTTCATCTTCATCCTCGTCTTCATCCTCATCCTCGTCTTCATCCTCATCCTCGTCTTCGTCTTCATCGTCTTCATCGTCTTCATCTTCGTCTTCATCCTCGTCTTCGTCTTCATCCTCGTCTTCGTCTTCATCCTCGTCTTCTTCTACTGTATTGCCTTCATGTTCATCGTCATCCTCGTCTTCGTCTTCATCGTCTTCTTTTACGTCTTCTAGATATAAGGATTTCACATCTTCATATTTAGGGATTATTAAAGCAGAGTCTAATGAAAATACATCATCAAGAATGGAAGGTGAAAGTGCTTCTCTATCGAGGAATGTAAATGTTGGAACATCTATGAAGGTTATCTTTCCTAACTTCTTTTCTTTACCCTTAAATTTCAGAGTCTTACCACTTTTCAAACTAGCGTATGGAACTTTACCTTCATCACTTGTCTCTATCTCTTCTCTTAAATTCTTTTCAAAGTTATAGAAACTTATCTCTAATAATACTACTTCCTTCTTTTTGCTAGTTTTATCAATCACATTATAGAAACCTCTCCACGATGGTCTGAGCCTTCTAATTTGTTCTTCATTCTTCTCATAACCATCTTTAATTAGCTCAAACATCTGCTCACAGATAAAACATGGTTTCTGGAATGCTGATTGATTGCATAGAACAGCTTTGTTTCCTAGTCCTACTCCTCTGTGTACAGGGATAATTAAGGAGGGTTCTAATTTTCCTTTTTTTCTACCTGTAGGATTATTAGAATGTTGCAGCAAGTGTTCGTAGTATTTTTCTGATACTCTAAAAGGAATTATATCTAACTTGTTTATATCTTTACCTGATTTCATCTTGTAGAATTTTATTTCTTTGTCAAATATAGTCAAGTTCAAAGGAATACTTTTAGTACCTCTCTTGTCTCCCTCTTTTGCTTGAGCCTTCAATCGTTCTTCCAAGTCTTTATCATCATCATCGTACTTCTTAGTATTCGTTCTTCCTTTCTTTGCAGGAGCAGATTTCTTTTTGCTTGAAACCTTTCCCTTCTTCTTTTTTGTCTTAGTCATCATTACGAACTCCTTCTAAAATAAAAGTTATAAAATAAATACCCTATCTATTTTCCTCCTTTCCTGATAGGTTTCTTCTCTTTGGGCTCAGCAAAAAACCCTCCAATTAATAATTGTGTTTCATATTCCAATGCTTTCTTTTTGTGTTCAAAAGATTGAACAGCATTCTTATGTTGATTAATTTGAAGTTGATAGTCTACTATCTTAGCATCACTATCCAACATCCTTGTTAGTGCTGCCTCACTTATTTTATCTGTGCTAACTAATATCTTATTTGCCACTTCTCTTCTATAAGTATCTCTTTCATGTATTAATCTTGACATCTTCAATGAGTACTTCAGAAACAAAGTCGCTTGTTTCGCCCACTCTCCTTGTAGGTCATTTTCATTAACCTTCATCTCTTCTTTTAGTTCTTTTATATTCATAGTGTTCTCCATTTTTTAAGTATTATACATTAAAATTTTAATAAGTAAACCAAAAAATAAAAAATATTTTTAAACTTTTATTTCCTTCTTTTCATACCAATTTTTATTGGAAAATTCTGCTTCGATTTCTAAAGGTGTGATAATCCACTCCCATTCTTTTTTAATATCAATACACATTATCTCTTTGGCTTTTTGTAGTACATCTTCTTTTTCTTTTATATTAATATCCATCCCCATATCATCATGAATATTCCATATTAATTTACTCTTCATTTTATATTTTTTCAACCATTTATTCATTTGAATAATACTCCACAAAAGACAATGAAACGCAGGTCCTTGATTGGGGTAATTAAGTAACTGATTTTTGCTCATTGTTCCTCCACATTTAAATCCTGTTAACATCTCTATGTATCCCTTTTTAAGATAATTTTCTACCCATTTTTCTTGCCAATTTTTATGCACATAATATACATCCCAAAAGTCTTGCTCTACTTTTTCTATATGATTAGTAAAATTTTTAATTGTATTTAAATTTTTTGCTTTTAAATGTGTCTGTAATTTAAGTCCGTCTGTAGTTGCTAAATTCATTTTTTTAATGGAGCCTAACAAATTAATTGCACATTGTTTGTACCAACTACCATACAATTGTGGGAATACAAAATTATTTTTTCCACAAAATCTAATATCCTTTGTTATTTGTTTTTTATTTAAGGCATAACATTTTGCGGCTTGTGTCTTATGTATGGTAGCAAAGTTTTTAATTAACATTTTGTCTTTACTATTACAAGCAGCCATTGATAATTCTATTCCTATATAATCTAAACCTCCAATAATTCCGTTCTTTCGCGGAATAAATGCTTCTCTTATTACTCTACCCATTATAGGGTCTCGTGTGGGCATATTTTGAAAGTTAGGACTATTACAACTTGACCTGTATGTCATCACGGTATTTAAATTAAAAGAAGGGTGGAGATAACCGTTTACAGTTTCTTTTATTATATTTTTTAAATATGTGTTTTTTAATTTTTTTAATTGCCTTAATTGTATAAGAGGTTTAACTATGGGGGAATCTATAAGATGAAGACATTCCTTACTTACTGAAGGATTGCCTTTTGCAGTTACTACTGGTGGTGTTATTTTCATATATGAAAACAGCACTTTTGATAATTGAGGACTAGAATCAATATTAAATTTATCTTTGTATATTTTTTTCCATATTTTCAATTCATCTGTTCTATTTAATTCACATTCTAACATCATAATTTGCTGCTTTATATTTTTGTTTTGTCTTTTACAATGTGCAACATCAACTCTAATTCCATTTTTTTCCATGTCTGCAAAAGCCAATGTTCCTTCATGAAATAATTTATAAGCTTGTTTATTCATGGGTGATTTCCTTTTCTTGTAAACCATCTTCTTATACAATAACTTCTGACAAGAGAAATGGCTGTGAAGCAGAGTGCTACTTTAAGGTTATTAATAGTTGAGATATGTATATCAAATAATGGAAAGATTATTTTTTGAGCGATAATATTGATAGTTAATCCAACAACAATATTTGTCGCACTCTCAATAAAACTATAAACTCTTTTTTGTTTCATTTCAATTCCTTCATTTGTTTTACAGCAAGTTTAAATTGTAACAAAGCATCCATCCCACAGTAATGTAATAATTCTTGTTGAGGAGCTTCCTTTACTTTATTAAATTCATCTTCACCATCTGTTTTTATATATTTATTCAAATGAGAAGAATAATCTTCTTGCCCAAAATTAATATATGCTTGAAATTTAAGGCCGGTGATTCCTGTACGATTGTCAATTTGATGTGCAGCAATCATACTATCCCACTTCCATCCTCTTACTTTTGTCTTTAATATAATCTTGCTCCACAAATGTTCAAACTTTATATTATGAGCTGTTTTAGAAATGTATTTATCTGCTAATATCATTTTACAATATTTTTTAAGTTTGTCTGTCATAAGAAATGCACTAGCTTGATTTTTTTTATAACTTATTCCACAGCAAACTATTTCGTGCCCTTTTGTATACGGTTTTAAACCAGTAGTTTCATAATCAAAAGCTATTAATTTTACTGGGTTATTTTGATGTATATAACATAATTCTGCAATAGCATCGTCTTCATTTATAATATTTACTTTGTATTTTTTATACAACGGTACTTTTTTCTTTTGTTTTTTGAGTCCTCTTTTAATATCAGTACTAAAAATTTTACTTAAAATTTTCTTTTCCATTTTATATTCAGTTCGTTTTATGTGCATAGGATGGTAGGTTGCAATCACCCATGTTTTATATCGTTGGTCAGGGATAGTAAACCCTCTCCATTTTTTTATTCCTCCAATAGCGTTTCCTAATCTATCATCTAAAAAACTATATAACGCAATTTCTCCCATTAAAAACACAAGACTGGGTTTTAGTTTAAGTATTCGTTTAGCTAATATTTTTGAACAACATTTGACTTCTCTTTTTGTTGGTTTTCTTGATTTTCTACTTGGCCTGCATGAAACACCAAAAGTAATCCAACAATCTTTGTACAAATCAATGTCATACTTTGCAAATTTTTGTTCAAGATACAAAAGAGTTTTGCCTGTAGAACTATATAAATCTTCTTGTCGTCCGGGAGCTTCAAGTACGACTAAAATATGTTTTGCTCCTTGACCTATTACTTTGTGTTTAGGAGATTTGCAAAAAAGATGCAGCTTACATTTTTTACATGTATCAGTAGAGAGTTCTTTTTCTTTTGTGTAAAATACTTCATTCATTTTAGTAACTCCTTTAAATTAGGGGCTTTCCAATTAATAGGTTTAACAACATCATAAGAAGAATTACGTTTAGAATCTAATGGGTTTTTAGTTCTAATTTTTTTCATATTACATTTGTGTACTTCTTCCCATCCTTTATCAAAAGGAAATCCATGAAATACAGCAGTACCTATTGCTACATAAACTAAATCAATTAACGCATCAAAACAACCTTCCATATCTTTTATATTTGAAGCATTAATATATTCTTGAAGTTCTTCTTGCATAAATGATATTCTGAAGTCTTGTAATTCTTTAGAAAGTAAACAAGGTTTTTTAGGAATGTCTAAATTAAACTTTTTATAAAATTCTAATATATCATCAAGCATTAGGTATCTCCTTTTTCCATGGATTTCCGCAACACATTTTACCTTGTTTACATTTATCAATAAAGCAGTCTGCCCCGACTTCATTAAATAATTCAGGAAAATGATTTTTAACTAAGGCTAATATTTTTATTGCTACTACTTGAATTTCTTCTGTGTTTCTATTACATAATCTTAAATTAAAGAAGTTTGATAGACTTCTTGCATTAACTGTCCATATTAAATTATTTTGCATTGCATTAGGTAACACTTGTCGGGCTTCTTTTTTAGGTACACCTTCTGCACATAAAAAATTATAAGATGCTATTGCATTTTCAAGTGCATAAATAAATGTTGGAGGGCGTTTTGTTTTCTTTGAAATACAAACTCCATACTGTGAATAATCTTGATAGTGTTGAGAACCTGAAGTAAAAGACCCCATTCTATGTCGTGTTATTTGAGCTAAGAAACTTCTTGAAGCACCTTTAATTATAAAACAGTATACTACATGTTCAAAGACAGAGGTATGATTCATTTTAAATACATTGGCAATACTGTTTTTAGATAACTTTACATTATCTTCAAAAGCTTTATGTTGAGTAATAGCAAGCGACATATGAACAAGTTTTTGTGGTTCCTTAGTAGCTGAAAGTATTGAAACATCTATTTCATCGTATGTTTTAATTTCCATATAGTCTCTCCTTCATCATTCTAATTTTAAGAATTTGTAAATATGAATAAACTATTTGGTCAAGTAGCTCTTCCTCTATTTCTTCAAAAAGATTTAAATCTTGGTATGAAGATTTACCATATTCTTTAATACCAGTTTGTTCTCGACTAACAGCTTTGTTTATAATAGATTCTAATGATATAGAATCTCTTATATCTTTTTTATCTTCCATAAATTAATTCCTTTTAAAGGTTAATTTTTTATTTAGAAAAGCGACAACTATTTTTAATATCAGCTGTCGCTTTTCTTTTTGTTAATAATTATAATTCCCCACTATTTACCTTTGCTTTGTACCATGCAATGCTAGCTTCTTTTGTGTTTGCTTCAGGGAATTTCTTTTTTACAGCACCCACTATCTCAGCATTAGACAATTTATTAAACTCGCCATTCTTCAGATTTTCTACAACATACGCTCCAATTCCCACTTTCTTACCGCCGGAAACCTTTTTATTACTTTTTGGTGCTTTTCCTTTTGAAGCTTTACTTTTAAGTTTAGGCTTAGAGCTCTTCTTCAAGGCCTTGATAGTGGACATTGTTGAACCGGAAATGTTATCATCTGCTTCAATCAATTTTGCTGCCTGAAGAATTTTCTTTTTCATCTTCTTTTCGTCCTTCTTCTTTATAGGTGGGTCTGCAATCTTATCGTTCAACTCGTCTACTGCTTTTTCTAAATCCTTCTTTGTTACTTCCATCAATTCCTCCTTTGGTTAAGGGTTCAACTACAAAACATTTTCAATAAAAACAACCTTTCCTTTAACAGTTCTTGTCGCTACACTCTCCTTCCTCATTTATAATTTTCTAAGAATTAAAAGTTTTATCTTGGCACTTTTGACATAGACCAGATATTTTAAACTCGTTGAATGAGACATCATCTTTAAAAGAAAGTTTTCCAAATGGAACTTTCTCATGACAAAAAGGACAAATATTTTTCTCTACTTGTTCAACTTCTTTTTCAAAACCTAGTTCATTCATAATGGTTTTATTCATTCCCTACCTCCTATTCTATAAAAGTGTGTGTGACAATATACTTTTCTACGAACTCTTGTATCTTTTGAGTCTCTTGAAATTCATGTCCACCATACCCATGAAAATATCCTTTGTACTGTTCAGTCTGAGTGAGAGCGCATAGAAGATTCATAGGCAACTCTTCAGCCTTATCTTTCGCTCCTTGATAATAACCAAATTCATAAAGTGTCATATCTTATTCCCCTTAAATTAAAAAGGTTACTGTAAAAAACTAACAAGAGAACTTACATTAAATGAATGTTGTGGTTCACTATTTCCACTAAAAAACCCATTATCATTTAAATAAACACCTACAGTTATTGGACTGTCAATACTTTCAGGAAGACTTGGGTCTCCTTGTGATGTTATTGCAACAAGTGTTTCATTTTCTTCTTGTACTGCCCATTCACAATTTCCACCAGTATCTTCTATTATGAATCCATTTTTGTTGAGTAATTCAAGTACTTGTTCTTTTCTTTTATATTCTTCAAGTCTCATTTTCTTTTCCTCCTTTAAATATTATCAGGTACATGTAAAGTTTCCAATAAATCTGTGCAATCTGATACAGACAATCCTCCATTAAAACAGTCTTTCATTGTCTTATAGTCTTTCTTTGTCTTTTCACTAATAGTGACTCCCACTCCTTGAAGTGCATTTATATCTTCTAATACTTGTTCTTTGTACTGTGTTAAAGTTAGCATTTTCTCATCTCCATTAAAATGTTAGATGATATAATTGCTTTGTGCCTCCATGTATCGCTCATGATAATATGCCTCCGCTGCTTCGTCAGCTTCCCATTCTTCCTCCACTTTCTTTATCTCTCCAACAAAAAGGCAATCGTAATATGCCTTATCGTCATTTACTCCAGCTAGATTAAAGAATACTTCCTCTGGGTTCACCGCCTCGAAAACTTGTGTCGCAACGTATTTAACTCCTTTCTCATCTTCAAATGAAACCTTAGTGTATTCGCCAGATTCAAGAGCTTTTAACTTCAAAAACTCAGGACAACCACAACTATCACTCGTGAAAACATAAACCTCATTCTTTTTGACATTTTCCATTTCTCGTCTCCATTAAAAAGGCTATAAATTTTCAAGTTCTTTAATCTTCTTGATAAAGAAGGTAAGCGAACTTACCTCCCTGATGATGGAGTCGATTGCCACAGATACTTCTTTCATACCATCCCAATCATCAACTTCACCATACTCATTCCACAACATATTCAATTCTTTTTCCAATTTTTTCTTTTTCTTTTTCATACCTAACAAATAATAAGATTCAGGATTTATCATAGTTTTCATTTCTCGTCTCCTCGCTTTTTCATAAGGTTTGAATAGTAGGCTTGGAGTTCAGCCAGTTTCATGTACTTCAATTCTTTAAAAAGATTATCAACGGCTTCTATTGAGTCAGTTTGATAAAGTATTTCCAGTCGTATCATAATTTTCAACTCTTCTTTTCGTGACCGTTCAGCAATTCCACTTCCTAATGCCATTTTCTCATCTCCAATAAAAATTATAATTCTTTTATTGTAGTTCTAGTAGCTTTACTATTAATTGTGAAAGTAATCTTGAATCCTTTTAATTCCAATGTAATTCTGAAAGGTTTTTCTGTGATTTTCTTAACAATGAACTCTTTTGGAATTAAATCTTTGATAGCTTTCTTATAATCGTTGAAATCTTCATAGTGTTTCTCATCTTGCCAACGGGCATAAAAGTATACAAAAGAATTTCCTTTTTCCGTGTAAAGAGCATTTGTTGCTTTCTGTATTTCTTTTAAAGTATCTTCTTTTTTATGCCCTAAACCAAATTCACCTTTAAGAATTTCATCAATAAGCTCTTTTGTTAACTCATCATAATCAACATTAGACAAAGCTTTGCTTAACTGAAACAATGCCCATCCTTTTGTCTTTTCTTTATAGAGTTCACTTTTCAAGAGTTTATCAATTCCATCTTGAACTAATACATAGTTTTCATCTTGTTTCTTTATTTTTGTGGCTTCCATTTTCAATCACCCCCTTTACTTTCAACATAAGTTGCTAATTCAAAATCGTTTTTCATTTTTTTCTCCAAAAAGCAGTAACTCAAACTATATATATTATACACTTTTTCAAGTAAATGTACACAAAAAAACATCTTTTTTTATTCTTTTTTTCTGTATATTTAAAGCCTTTAATAGTAAGTAATTATATCAATCTTTTACTCTGGAGTCAAGATAAGGTCTACCTATACTGTAACATTGGGTTACATATATCTCCCGTATAAGATTATAATCGGAGTGCCTATGTTTGGTTATCTTCACCCTCATTAGACCTTGCCTCTTCTGCTCTGCGTTTTGATTAAGAGCTATTAATAAATCACTCTCATTCTCCTTCTCCATACTCTCAGCTGCACTCCCTATCCCTATGTCCTTCCCACTTCTTGCTGTGTTGGTCTGGGAGGCAGTCAACACCAAACACTTTCTCTCTTGTGCCAATGCTTTATGTGCTCTCCAGATACTTCCTATTCTATGTCGCATCTCTCCATCATCTTCTGGTTTGAATTTGTCTGCGTAGTCGGTGATGATTATATCAGGAATAAAATCCTCGTAGTATTCCATGTTGTGTAAGTGTGCTTTGAGGTCTGACATAGTGGTAGTCCCTGATGGGTAGGTGAGGAGTTTAAAATTTGCTTTCATTAAACCTGATTCATCCATATCTTTTAATTTACCTAATGCTGTTTGAATACTTAGTTCTTTCCTTCTTTGCTTTTTAATAATTGTTATCTCATCATCTTCTCCCTCTTCATCATGGAAGATAGGGAATTCTATTCGTTCTTTCTTAGTTGGTTTTGCATTTAGGTATTGATGTATTCTTTTTATTATCTGCTTCTCTGACATTTCTAGGGAAACAAACACGACATTATACCCAGCAAATACTGCTAACAATCCTGACCATAGTAACCACCATGTTTTTCCTGTTCCTCTTATTCCAAAGAACGCTGCTAAGTATTCTCTCTCAAAATCTCCTACCACTTCTCCCAGCTTACCAGGAAATCTAAATAACTTATCTCCAGAATCTTCTTCAAATGCTTTTAGTATTGCCTCGTCTGTAAAAGGATTTATTCCTTTTGTTTCTGGTCGTACTGTGCGCTCAAACTTCTTTATTATGTTTTCTCCTTTTGTAACTGCTCCCTTCTCTAATGCTATCCCTAGTTTTTTATGTATTTCCTCCAACGCTATACTTCGTAAATATTCTTCTGCTATGTCGAGGACATAAGATACATTAAACTTCTTAGACTTCTTGTATCTCTTGGAGAGTTTATCGAGGAAGTCTTCTATCAAATCCAATTCATCTTCGTCAATATCTTTTGATTGTTGTTTGACTATATCTTGAATATGTAATTTGGGAGCTTGTTTATAGCGTTTGAAATAATCGTGACACCAACCAGCTACTTTATTGGTGGCAGGAATTAGTAATTGATTTCTAAAGATGGGAGAGATTCCTTCGAGGAACTCTGCGGAAATAATCATGCCCGTTACTATTTGCTTTTCTATTTTCGCATTTATCATTTAACCCCCTGTTAATCTTTTAAAATGTAATATTCTCCATCAGGGTAGAACCACCCTTCTTGTATATTCAAAGTAATCCCATCCATCAGCTCTCTCCTCCTTAACTCTTCTATGGATAAGTTACCTCCCCTACTTATAATTCTCTTGCTTCCATGAGTACAATAAGAACAGATGCCCCTGTTCGTCATTCCTCCACATCCGTGTTCACAATACTTTCTACGAGAGTTTATATCCATCATACTCTCTTTCCTTATCCTTGATAAACTTCTTCCAGAGTCTATTGTTAGCATTCAGGATAGATAACTTCACTCCATTATCTATCCAATCTTGGTGTTCAATCCATTCTATATATTGTTTTGCTATTCGGTAAGGAGTCCCAACCTCATTTCTTATCTTAAACTTAGCAGTAGACTTCTTAGGAATATTCATAACGAACTTCCTGATAGAATTGATTCCAGCAAATAATTTACATTTAATGGGATAGGCATTTAAAGGAGAGTCATAACTTATACCTAATACTTTACACAAGTATTTGGAAGTCTTAGGGTCTGGGTCTACTAAAGTAGGATTGAAGGGTTTTGGTTTCTTATGAAATGCTAACAAGAACCAACTCCTGCCAGTTCTAGGATTATACATTAAGGTAGCGAGGTCTTTAGGCATGTAGGATTTGTTCTCAGTAAAGTACCCTTCCTTTGAATAGAGGGAAGTGTTCTTAATGGTTACCAGAATTTCTTTCTTAGTAAATGGAACTGTATGAACTGGTATCTTATTTTGATTGAACCACTCCATGTCGAAAGTCTTATTATCCCTACCACTCATAAAAGTTCCTTTTAAGAGTTGGGTAATATATCTTTCTAATTTGGTGATGGTTTTAGTTCTGCGAGTAATAAGAATGTTCTGGGTAAATGGTATGTTGTTCCATTCTATAATACATTTCTTAGTGAAGGGACTTTTAAACCTCAGGGAATCTTTAGATTCCTTAGTATCTTTAGATACTTTCTTAGTATTAGTAGTTGTATTATTATACTTAAAGATTTCTTTAAGTGGGGTCTTAAAGATTTCTTTAAGTGGGGTCAGGTAGATTCTGCGTTTAGTTCCTTTGGGAGTCTTGGTAATTTCTGTCTTAATAACTTCTTGAGATGCGAGGTTGGTTACCCAATTAGATACTGATATTTCACTCGTCTTATATAGTTTGGCAAAGTATTTATTGCTCGCCCAACAATATCCTTCTTTATTACATAAGGCAGTGAGTTCAGAATAAAGTACTTTGGCATTGGGAGTGATAAGTTTATTATATCTTACTTGTGCTGGGAGGATACCATAGTAATTAGGTTTATTCATTTTAGTTATTATATAAATATACTTTTAAAAGTAAAGTAAAAAATAAAATAAGTTTTAATTACTTACTATTTAATAACTTGATAAATTTATCTACTTCTTTTTTTGTAAGGTCGGCGGGGTCTTTATCTTCCAAAACTAAATTGGTACAATGTATATCAGAGAGTTCCAACTCAGCTATTAATGATAATGCTCTTTCTTGTGCCTGTGGTTCACTATCGAAAAACACAATAACATATTCAAAATTCTTATCTCTTATCAATCGTTTTTGTTTCTCAGTATATTCAATCCCAAAGGTCGCAACAGCATTCCCCTTCCCCAGTCTCCATACATCTGTTACTCCTTCACATATAAAAACCCTATCGTTATGAACATAATCTATTCCATAGAGATATTCTTTGATGTTGGAATTATGGCAGGAGATATATTTTGGGTCTTGTTTGCCTGTGATGTCTCTTGCTTGGAAAGAAACTATTCGTCCATTAGAGTAAATGGGAATCATCAATCTGTATCTATACCTCCCCATTTCCAACCCCCCCTTTAAATCCCATTCTTTCTCCATTACTAAAGCATCAAATCCTCTTTTACGAATATAGGCTAGGTATCTAAGGTTCATAGTTCTTGAGTTCTCTTCAAACTCTTTCCTTATCTCCTCAATAGGAGCAACCGCTTTCTTTTTCTTCTCCTGCTTTATCTCCTCTCCCTCTGCTTTGTATTCTTTGTATAAAACCTTGATGTCCTTGTTTGAGATATGAGATAAAACATTAGGCAAAGAGTGTTCACCACATCTCCAGCACTTGACTATTCGTGGTCTCTTGATAAAGACCCCTAGATGGTTAGATTTATCATCACAAAAAGGACAGTTAATATTGACCCATCCCTTCATAACGTTCTTGCCCTCCAGATAATAGTCTATCGCCTCGTCTTGATAGAACCCTATTATGTCAAACATTAATTATCTCCTAATAAGATTAATAATGCTTTATATGCTTTCTTGATTTGTTTCTTTGTGGGAGAGTCACTCAAGTTGTCCACTATGTCTGCTATCTTTATTCGCTTTGCCAATGGGTTCTCACTTACTATTTGTATGTATTCTTCATACGAGTTTGCTCTTTTGTTATGCGTTAGAATCCATACTGTTTGTCTTATGAGAGCATTAACTCCCTTGTCCATCAGGTCGACAAATGTAAGAGGAGTATCCTCTATTACATCATGTAACCATGCGATTGCTTTCTCTGTTTCAGTCTCTAATAAATCTGCTACTCTCGATGGATGTATTATGTAAGGGAGAATTCCCCCCTTTCTCATTTGTCCTTCGTGAGCGTCTGTTGCTATAATCATTGCTCTTGCTAATTGGTCGCTCATTTTACTATCCCCATTTCTTTATAAGTTTTCATTCGTTTACCAAAGCTCCCCTTGAGCAACCAACAAGGGTCTTCAAAATCATATATAGTTGCTTTTTCTTTTCCTTCTGCCTTCCTCAGTATCCTTCCTATGTATTGTATTAGTCTCCCTTGATACTTAATGGGAGTGGTGAGGAAGATACTGGAGAGATGTTTCAAATCAAATCCTTCTCCTATCAACTGTCCTGTTGCTATCAGAATTTCTCCCTTCCCTGCGTTGAGTTGTTCGATAGCATATTGTCTTTTATCTTTTGGTGTCGACCCAGTTACCAGAAAAGTTCTAAACAAACTATCAGAAAGGAGCATGAATAAATCTTCACAATGGTTTTTCCTATCTGATATTACAAGTATCACTCCCTTCCCCTTTTCCTTCTCTGCCTGCTTGATGACTTTATTGACTATCAAATTATTTCTCTTGTCATTGTTGACCATCTTTTTTATTACCTTTTGATAATCATATACACTCTTAACATAAGTATTGAATTTGGTTTGAATAACTTTTAGTTTTGCTTTCATGATATGTCCCTGCTTCTGGAGTTTCTTGGTTTCTATCTCGTGAATGGTATCTCCCATAAAGAAATTGATTACTTGAGAAAGACCATCTCTTCTATAAGGCGTTGCGGATAACCCTAACATATACTTAGTATTCATTCTTCTAAGGAACTTGGAGAATGTAGTGCTAGGGCATCTGTGACATTCATCTACTATGACATGACCAAAGAAGTCTTTGTAATTATAGACAGACTTTTGCAAGGTATTTATTATTCCTATGGTCACTCCTTCTATTGTCTTGTTATCATCTCCTTGTAAACCTATTTCTTTCATGTCAGTAAACTCCAGAAGTCTCTCTCTCCATTGGTACATTAATTCTTTTGTATGAACTACTATTAATGTTTTCTCTTTTCTTTCCTCTATTAGTTTGATAGCCATAATAGTTTTTCCTGAACCTGTGGGAGCTTGTAGAACACCAAATCTCCTCTTCAACATTCTTTCACATGCTTTCTTTTGATAGTCATGGAGTTTAATGTTGGACTTGATATCAAAGGGTGAGGACAAAGTATAATCCACGACTTTAAAATCTAACTTATACTCTTTC